GCCCGACCGGCTGGATTCTTGGAAACCTCATTCGTCGCCGAGACGCAGATCGAAGCCCTCAAGATCGGCTTCGAGGAAGTCCACATGGGCACGGAGAACATGAACCGCATCGCAGTCCTTCCGAATGGCGTGAAGTGGGCGGGCGCAGGCTCGAACCCGAAGGACATGGACTTCAGCAACCTGTCAAGGGTGATGCAGGAGCGTGTCCTCATGATGTTGGGTGTCAGCAGAACCATCCTTGGGACGGCTGAATCGGATACGAACCGCGCGACCGCCGAGACGGCAGACTATGTGTTTTCAAAGCGTGTCATCAAGCCGCACATGACGGCTATTTGTGCCACCTTGAACGACCGCCTCGTTCCTCGGTACGGCGATGATCTTTACATAAGCTATATTGACCCCGTCCCGGAAGACAAAGCGGCGCGGAACACCGAGATGCAGACGGCCGTGGGAAGCCAGCCCGTCCTCACGGTGAACGAAGCGCGCGAGGAGTATATGGGCCTTGGCCCAGTGGATGGCGGCGACACCCTCATGAAGCCGACCGCGATGGCGCCGGTGAATGAGAACCCGGACGGTGGCGATGGAGCTGGTGCAGAAGGCGACCCAGCGCCACAGCCGCAGAATGACCCGAATGCAAAGCAGAGGAGCAAGGATTTCAAGCCCAATCAGGCGAAGGCGGCCAACGGTCTCCGTGTTGCCTACCGTCCCGCCCGTACGAAGCTCCAGAAGCTGGCCAAGAAGCGCACGGAGATGCGCGAGACCCTCACGGCAAAGATCGTTGCCGAGCTAAAGGCAAAGCTCGACGCCCCGTCAAAAAAGTTCGTGTCCACCAAGGAGCAGGACGCGACCAAGTGGAAAGAGTTCAGCCAGTCCGTCCCCGGCGCAGAAAAGGATATTCGCGAAACGGTTCAGAAGATCAACGCCGAACAGAAAGCGGAAGTCCTTGGCAATCTCGAAGCGGCCATAACGAAAGGCATCAACCCCGCCGACCTGTTCGACATCGACAAATGGATTTCCATCACCACCAACGCCCTCACGCCCATCATGGAGACGTTGTTCGAGAACCAGGCGAAGAACGCGGCGGCCGAGATCGGCAAGCCGGAGCTCAATCCGTTCAATGACACGACCCGAGCGGCGGTGAAGCGTTCCGTCCAGATGATGTCTGAGAGCTACAACCAGACCACGCTGGCCGCACTGGAGTCAAAGATAAACGACGGTGTGCAGGCAGGGGAATCGCTTGCCGAGATCACGAAGCACGTTCAGGATATTTACGAATGGAGCGACGAGAGCCGCGCCGCAATGGTTGCGAAGACGGAATCATTCAGGACGGCCAACAGCGCCCTTAAGACGGCGTGGCAACAGTCTGGCGTCGTAAAGACCGTGCGCTGGTACAACGCCAACAATCCTTGTCCGTTCTGCCAAGACATGGAAGGGAAAACCATTGCGATTGACGACGTGTTCTTCAAGAACGGCGCGAGTTTGACCGTTGGCGAGGGCGACGATGCGAAGACCATGTCGCTCGACTACGGCGACGTTGGCACGCCTCCGTTGCACTGTAATTGCATGTGCTTCATACGGCCTGAAGACATCGAAATCTAAACTACTATGCTCGACGCCGTTGCCAATTTCACCAAGCTCACCCTCAGTACCGGCTACGGTTCGACGGATACGTCAATCGTGGTGGCTTCTGGCGGCTCGTCGCTACCTTCGCCCAGTTTTAACGCGACATGGTGGAATGTAACGGACTTCCCCGACCCTGCCGACGACCCGAACAAGGAAATAGTCCGCGTCACGGGCGTCTCCGGTAATACCCTTACCGTCACCCGCGCCCAGGAAGGCACAACCGCCAGCGCGAAGAACACGGCAGGCAAGACCTACCAGCTCATACTTGGCATCACGGCCAAGATGATTACCGACATCGGCAACAACCTTCAGAAGCCGTGGCGCCTGGTCAACGTGGATGGTGTGATCGACGGCGTGAATACGACATTCACCCTCCACGGTTCGATAGCGCCGTTCGATGCAAACTCGCTTCAACTCAACTTGTCCCGTCAGCCACAGGAGCAAGGTATTGACTACACCTTCTCCGGCATTACGATTACTTACATCACACCTCCCGATCCGTCGCTATCGGGGCAACCTCATACCGCTAAATACCAATGAAGAAATTTCTCTTCGCAATCAGTTTCCTTGTTCTTGCGTGCGTTGCACAAATCGTAACGACGGCCCGCGCAGCCGCGCCATATCCCACCGGCGTCGGCGGTTTGGGCACGAGCGCCACGCCGGCATCCGGCACGATTCCGATCGGCAACGGAGCCGGTAGCTACACGCCAAACAAGCTCACGGCTGGCGCGAACATCACAATCACGAACGGCTCAGGCTCAGTTGCGATTGCGGCGTCGGCAGGGGCTATCACGATCTCCCCGGTATCGGGCACATCAACGTCTTTTTCCATCATCGGAG